CTGGCAAGCCTCTCCGTGATTGCCTTCGGTAGTCTTCCCCTAAACCACCGAAGAACATCTGTCTCAAACTGAGAGCCTTTGCGCTTACCGTATGTACTCATCGGACTTTCTTACTGGTTGACAGAACCATACGCCACATTCGTCTTTTGAATAGATGTAATAAAACGTATCGCTCACTTTAATCCCAATCCCTTAATGCTAGCCAGTACATAAAACCTATGAGAATAAAGACCATGCCCATACAAATGACGTTGGCTACGTTATCGCTCACTTCAGCTCCTTTTCTACAGCTTCTTTGAACTTATCAAGCTTTGCATTAAGGCAGTCATCGCATTTGCACATGTGCAAAATTTCAAACCTAATAGCATCTGACTGCTTCATAGTCCTAGTATCTCACATAAGTCAGAGGCGTTGTGCTTCATAAGGAAACGACGCGCCAATGACATTTCCTCTGGGGTGTTGTCCACTAGGACAATATGTTCTGCCGTGACAAAGTAATCTTCTTTACTGGCCATACGCGTACCCAATCTGCTCTGTTGATCTGTAGTTATATACAAGCATGCGGGAAGCATCTGTCCATAGGGATACATACTGAGCGCCACTGGCACTGTTCTTAGCAAAGCGGTTCTTAACAGCCGCAATTCTAAACTCACCTGTATAGGGCAGAAGGGCTACGGTAATAATCATCTCAGGCAACTGAGAGATTTTACCTTGAATGGACTTGCGACTCGGTGGCATATCTGCCTGACCCTCACCTTCGCTGGTGTGGTGTAGCAAAAATACCGCTGCCTCTGTCTCTCTAGCAATGTGGTGCATTGCCTTAGCTATCTCACGCAGACCAGACCATTCGTTTTCGTGCATAGACACAACGTTCATGGCATTGTCCACTATGAGCAGGTGGGGATACTCACCGTATGCCTCAGCATACGCGTCAATGGCTAGATAAATTTCGTCCAAAGTAGGTGACGGTGCAAAGTCAAACTGAAGGTGGCTAATGCTATCCAGTTGATCCGAATAGAACTGAGTGCCTTCTTCAGTGGCAAAGCCTTCTTCCACCGTTGATACTCTGTGACCGCTAATCATAGCGGCAGCGCGAATCGCAGTCGTGTAAGCATCAGTATCAGCGCTGATATACAGCGTTGGTACTTTCATGTGAACGGCAAAGTGCAATGCCAACAATGACTTACCAGCGTTAGGAGCGCCAGCAATCATTGTCAACTGCCCCCGCCTGAACCTAATCCCTTCGTTCTGAAGCGTTGGGAATAGGTCAGGCAAGATAGCATGGTCATTGGTTGACTTAGCCGCTGCTTGCGACAGCGATAGCATTAACTATGCAGACTTAGTACGGCACTGGTTGGCGCGGTCAGGGCTGGTGCAAGAGTAGAAAGCGTTGTATGGCTTTCCTGTCTTAGATGACACGCCACCCTGCACGAACTTCATTGGTCCGTGAACGCAGGTTGGTGTTGATCCTGCAATCTGTGGCTGAGCAGGTGCTGCTGCCACTGGTGCTGGTGCAGACTTAGCTGCCCACACTGGCTCGTCTGATGCTACTGGCGTAGCGTTTAAGCCAACAACTGCATTGCGTACACCATTGGCATTAGCCAATGCGCCAGAGACTGCTGCGATTTGTGCAGCAGAGTCTTGAATGTTCGCCAGCTCTGCATCCAATTCAGCTGCATCGTCAGCGTAGAGGTTGATAAGCGTTCCGTCAGCCAACTTAAAGTTGACCTGGAACTTGGTGTTGTTTTGTGCTGCCATATTCTTTCTCCTTATTTTGCTTTAGCTAGTGGGTCAAAATCTTTGGCCAATGGGCCACCGACGGCGTAACAATAGTCCTTTACGCCACATGTGCGACACGACATGCCGACATTGGGTAAAAAAATTTCTGCCTGTAAGCCGCGTTCAAACTGGGCAAACATCTCCGTCAATACAGGAATGGTCCAGCGCTCAATACCTGCCGATGGTTCCAAGCATGCGCCACGTGCGTCATAGTATGCACCGTAGAGTGGGCGTACACCATAGAGCATCTCAATGCAGGACGCGTACACGCCAAGCTGCAAGGATGAGTCAGGTGTGCTGGAGCCAGTCTTTAGATCCACGACAGTGAGTGAGCCATCGAAGTTCTCTAACACCATATCGGCAAAGCCTTTAATCTTTACATCGCCAAAGGCAACTTCAAAAGGAAGTTCTACCCCTGGCTTACCGTCAGGTGCAATCCAAATCTTCCACTTGTTGTTCACAAAAGACGATACAAAATCCTGAAGCATCTTGTAGCCGTTCTCATCCCACCAAGCTTTATCTTCCTTGTTGGGGTTGGCTACAGTCTTGCGACCACCAGTGCGCCAGTCGTTTGGATTGGTGCCAGTCTTGCGTTCTACATCACCAATCTGGTCAAGGAACGCTGTATCCCATAGGGCTTTTAGATCAAGACTCACTGGGCACTTCTTCTCCGAGAATAATTTTCTTTGCTTCTAGCAAGCCATCACGACGGCCCTGTGCCTTCTCGGATGTATCTTCAACGTTATCGTTGAACGCAATCATAATGCGACGAGCAAGCTCTTTGCGCATGACAATTTCTGTTTCCACAAAAGCTTTCTGGAAAGCTTCTTGGCTGATTACCTTTGCTCGTCTAGCACTCATCGTCTTCAATCCATCCATCCCATTGTAGTTCTACTGAGTCAACTGTTTTCATAGACTGAGCCATTGCCCAGACGCTAAGCTTGTACATAAAACTGCCGTACCATGTTCTAATCATTACTCTCCCCATTCTGGATAAGGCGCTTGTGCGAGGCTGGAGCATAACACACATTGCATATCTGTAAAGTACATGCCAATGGTGTTGTCGTCATCGAACTTGACTTTAAGGTGCCATGTGTCAGACCCGCATGGGCAGACACGGATAGGTCCTAAGCTGGTGTAGTCAGCCTTCTCGCCATGAATGACGACAAGGTTCTTGATTGGCTTAGGCTCTTTCTTCGCCATTGTTTTCCAACGTAGCTAGTAGGTACTTCTCCACTGCTTCGTGGAACGCAGAGCCGCCGACAAACCACCAAGCAGGATCGCCTTGGATAGCTTGACCGCGTTCTAGTTGCCAGGCTTTGCCGCAGCGCAGCCATGAGGTGAACGAGCTAAATGAACGGTGCCCAATGAGGGGCGTATCTGATTTATTCATGGCTGAAGTGTAGCACCCGCGACTGACATTCCCCCATGCCTGCAAGGCGACACGCCCTATGAGGATACAAATTGACGGAAAAAATTTCCTATGGTTATACTATGAGCGTAGCGAATTACATAAATAGATACGGCGCTTCCAGCGCCTATATATAATATATAATATATAATATATAATATATATAATAATCAACTGATAATTCTGTAAAATGGCATAAAAAAATAACCCCCCGCTGTTAAGCGAGGGGCATTTTCTACACGCTAGCCGTTTGGCCTATCCTTGCGGATTACACAGGGACGGTTCAAGCGCGATATTACTTAGCTGGTGGCGTTGGTGCCGCAGCCGTTGTCTTGAAATGGTTATATGCACCAACGGCGACAGGTCCGAGAACTGCTACAACAGCAGCCCAGGCTACAGCCTTGAGGTGATGGTTACCAGTCTGCCAGATAGATACGCCAGCAACAAGAAGTGCGGCAAGGTAATGCTCTACGATAGCTTTGTTGAACTTCATAATTCTCCCTATAGTGAGATGCTGGATTGTCCCAGCCCTACTACGGTACCATAGCTACGGCTTTTAAGTACGCATCCCATGGAAAATTCGCACCTGGATCTGAATGTCCGCCAGCTATTTTCTTGGCAAGGGTAATGTCGTTATGTCCGCAAAAACCCGCTTTACCAGCCAGTACATCCTCTGGTGATAGCTTCACTAGGGGGATGTGGTTACGACGGGCTATATCGGCTGCTAGGGCCGCAGAAACATGTAGTTCTGCGATGCTGTAGCCATCGCCCCATTGGGCTGGAGTTTGAGCCGCAGAGCCTGCATGCTCAATAGAAATAGACTCTTGGTTTAGAGCGTAGTCATCGACAGCCCATGCCGTGTCTGTCTCCAGGACAGACTGAATAACCTGCTTGTCGTCACACATATAGTGGGCAGAGGCTTGTGGTGCTGTAGTGCCTGCAAACCATGCGGCTACTTGCTTGGCACGGCCTTCTGTCTCAGGTGTTTCCATGGTGTGAATAACGATCAGGCGTGGGGTATGACCAGCACGACCTTTGGTGTAGTTGCGTGCTTGAATGAATGGATACGTTACTGCCATATCAACCTCTCTGCTAAGTCTCCTGGGTTGCATACATCTGGGTTAGAGCAGACTGGAAAGCCAGCCTTCTGGTAGCACTCTGCTACAAGTTCCGAGCAGATGTACCCAGCATGATTTGCAAGGTAGTGGAGAAACTTCTTGGGAAAAATTTTTACGCCTAACGCACGAAACGCAAGCATGATGATAATGCCGAAATTGTATGGCCGTCCGATTGCCAGGTTGGCATGATAAACAATCGCGTTGCGTTGTTCCGCAAACAGCTCTTCGTGCTGGTTCCATGCAACCAATGGGTAATCGTTAAGGTTGCTAAGAGCAACGCCAGTGGGATTAGCTTCCACAATCTTGCCATTACCAACATAGATAAACGCATGGTTCCAACGAGATATTGTTCCTAATCGAATGAGCTTGCCGAAAAAACCGCCAGTGCGGACTACGCCATAGTCGCCTATGCGTGGCTCATAGCTTGTCATCGCTCTCCAATAGGTCCTGGAGATGCTCAATCTCCTGCTTCTCTAACTTCAAGATGTGGCGAATAATCATCGCATCGCGCTTGGTCTGGCCAATCATGGCAATACCGATGATAAGTTCTACGGTAACTGCTAGCCATGAGGCTAGGTTCATCCACTTAATGTAAGCGTGAGTATCGGTGAACCAAGTAGGTTGCCACCACCAGACAAAAGTAACGCCAGTCCAAAGGATGACGAAGAACCAGTTGCGGATAATGCCTTGAATCTTCCAGCTAATCTGTTCAGAGAAGGTCAGCACATCGCCAGTAGCTTCGTGGATGTATTTCTTCTTAAAAAGATTAATCATTATGCTCCCGAATATGCTGCTCAAACTTGCCATTGAGTGTGCCCAGGTCTACCGCTATATTCTGTTGCTTCTCTACCAAAGTCTCAATCATGGGGATGACGCGCTTGTTGATAGCATCGTTTAATGATCCGCCAGAGTTGGGCAAAACTTCATGCTTGATAACTTTAATATCCTCTTTGCTGTCCTTGTCCATGTCCTTGATGACATTCTGAACGCCATGCTTGAAGATGTACCAAATACCTGTGGCAGTAGCGCCAACGGTAAAGACAGTGTTGTAAAAAATGGTGGTTATATCCACTTTGGTAGTCATTCCTGGCCTAGCTTTTAGAGGTTAGTGGTACGGAATTGGATGTAGCAAATACCGCCAAATCCTTTGAAGCGACGGTCAGGTGGTGACATGCGAACAAAGGAGAGTGAGTCGATAACTCCCTGGACCGTTTCGTTTGTTGTAAAATCTTGCAGAACAACTACGTCTCCATTTGACTCAATGTTTTCCAGGGCGAACAATCTTTCGGCTGCATAGCCTTCATAGCCAAGGGCCATGTTGTAACGGTCTTGCTCAAAGTCATAGACAAGAACAGGCACGTTGATAGAACGCTCACGGCGTACAGCAGGTACGGCCTTGAGCTGATAGCCATTGAGTGTGCTGCCATGTAAGCCATCGCTGGTGCGATAGAGCGTGAACCTAAAGCCAAGCGACTCAAGGGGCACGTCAATACCCGTGGTAATGTCTTGAGTTAGATCGTAGTTTTCGTCGATAGTTAAAAGGTCGTTGACATAAAGTGTTGGGTCAACGCTAGAGACTTTAACCTTGCCAGTAACAGGCGT